TGTCTTTGTAACCTTTTACCACATTCATTACATAGATAGTTAGGCTCAACAGAAGTTATAGATCTTTCTTTTGCAACAATGTTTTCTGGAGAACACTCACATTTGTATTCGTATATAGGCATTCTACTGACCACCTTCTCTGTATCTAAATGCTATAGCTGCCCTTGAAACATGAGGATTTAATCCGTGAAATACTCCTCTAGGCACAACAATTACATCTCCTGGTTCTACCAGCACTTTCTGTATTGGCTCTATCCCTCTGCCCTGATCCTCTTTGTTTAAAAATACTTCCCAAATTGTTGATCCTTGACATTGCCAAAACACGCTATCTACATCGTCCACATGAGTTGGCACCATCATTCCATTTCCAACTATATTTAAAAAAGTTGCACCGCCATTAGTTTTTTCGCTATAGACTTCATTAAAAAATTCAACTACATCTCTGCATTCTGGGAAAAATGTAAACTTGTCGCTTGATGTTGCATCCCTGACATGAAAATAATAACCAGTTTTAGCAACTGTTCCATTATGTATTGTGTGCCACTCATCAGACTCTTCTTGAGGACCTTCTGGCGTGGTATTAAAATGATAATCTAAATGATTAATAAATTGATCCCATTTTGGCACAACAGGAAACATTGATTTTAACTGCAGGATCTTCTTATCGGATCTAGAGCTCTCAATCATTTCAATTATTTCATGCTTGGTCATCATTTATTTTTTTTACCATTCTATGTATTCTATAGTATTCATCGTCTATTTGAACTCTACTTACTAGGATGTCAGTAACCCCCTGACCTCTCATAGCATCTATATACCCTATTATCTCATTTTCTGTACCAAAAAGGCAAGAGGCTTTTCCCATATTATCTGGCAATTTATTATGTACCGCTTCAGCTTCTTCTTTTGTGTCACGAATTATTATAGGCATCGCCAAAAGAACCCGCTTTGTTTTTATTAAACTAGATAGCCCATTTTTATAGCTAGAGTACATACAAAGATGGGCGTCTGCATATTTTTCAGAATTTGATATTGTTCCATTAGATGTTCCGCTTACAACTATCTCGGGTTTATTCTTTAAAATAGGTAGGCTAGTAAATTTTTCAAGCCACTCTGTTGTATACTTAACCCTGTCTTCATGCGTTTCTAATAAATTTGAAATAGCAACAACATCTGATCTACTGGTTTCATCTGCGTGTAGGTCACCAGCAGCAACATTTAAAATTAATCTATCTGGGGATATTTCATTAAACGCTTCAACCATCATTGCACAATATTCTGGGCTTATCGCATATGTTCTCATTGCAATCATATATTTTAGTTTATGCTCTGGATTTATTATATTGGCTATTTTAATCCAATAGTCTGGTATCTTAGAGTGGTATACACTTAACACAGAATAGTATCCAGCAAAATCTAGTACATTAGATAAAATTTCGAGTTCTTTAGGAGTGCTTCCATCGAATCTCTGCATCCAATGAATGTTAATTTTTTTACCCACAGGAGCTACTTGCCGCTCTTTTTTCTCTTCTCTGCTAAGGCGTTAAAGTCTTTAACCTTAGTGTCTCCTAGGTAACCCCAGGCGTGTCCGTCTTCAATCATTTTTTCATTCATTGATACTTTTGATCCATCAAGGAATACCCATCCTAAAATTCTTCCGTATTTTTCAGATGAATCCATTTTTTCTGTTTTAATAACAACAGTTTTTGCAGATTCAATCTCACGTTTTAGATAAGCTTTTGCTTCAAGCCCTAGAGCCTTTTCCATTTTATCTGTTGTTCTACTTTCTGGTGTATCAATACCAGCTAATCTTACTCTTGAACTAAAAGAGATATCAAATCCCAGATCAATTTCTACATCGATTGTGTCTCCATCTACAACCTTTGTAACTTTTTTAACATAATACTCGAACATGATTCTCCTTAAAAATAAGAGCAGTTTTTTACAGTCATACTCAGGACTATACCAGTTGTTTATAGTCGCTGTCTCCCCCGACTATCCTGGGCGGCGATGCCCGAATCTGCGACTCCCCAGTGACGGGGTGCAGATTTCTATTATACTATTTATTTGATCTTGATGGTCTTTGGCTTTTTTTCTTCTGGTAGAATGCGTACAATATCAATCTTAAGCATTCCGTCCTTTAGTTCCGCTGCCTTTACTTCCATATATTCACCAAGAGCCCACTCACGAGTAAATTTACGGGCAGCAATTCCACGATGGATAAACTTCGAATCGTTATCCTCTGTGTTTAATTCTCCCTTTACAGTGAGCTTGCCGTCTGCTGTTGATACATCAATATCTGTTTTAGCAAATCCAGCGACTGCTAGTTCGACAACAAAGTTGTCTTCGTCTACCTTGATTACGTTATATGGTGGATAGTTAGTCGCACTAGATACTGTTTGAGCGTGGCTCCATGTATCTAAAGCTCTATCAAATCCAATAAAAAAAGGATCCTTAAAAAGATCCCATGTATATGTTGTTACCATTTTATTCCTCCTTCAAGCGAATAAGTTAATTTATAGGACCCCATTAGGGCATCCTATTATAATTATATCATAATCTTTAATCGTTTGGAATGTTTTTAAAATCTGCAGGGTCTATCTCTACAAGACCCTTTTCTTTAGCTATCCTGTGGCCTTCTTCGCTTAGACGTATTGTTGCCTCTAGATTTTCGTCATATTGAACATCTACCAAGCCAGCCTCGTACAGCTCAATTAAAGACTTATCAACATAGTCAATATGAGATTGCCATAATTCTGGGGCAAGCTCTTTAGCCAGTTCTTGATCTATTGAATAAATCATTTCACCGCTTTCGTCCATGCCCTCTAAATTAACAACTCCTATTTCTAAATAATAGGCTAACATTTCATCATCATAATTGTCTTCGTACATACTGACTCCTTTTGTGCAACAGGTAGGACTTGAACCTACGGTAGCCGAATTATGAGTTCGGGGCCTTAACCAACTTGGCTACTGTTGCCAAGTAACTATTGTATCGTTCCGTCTTCATTTTTGTCAATACTTGTTTCAACTAATTGCTGGACATATTCTGAAAAATGTTTACGGATATTTCCCATCGGTCTTTTACCAGATGCAGCCCAAATTCTTTTATATTCAACTACATTAGAAAATGTTGTTGGACATAAGACGGTTCCATTATACTCTTTTAATACTGTTGGTAGAGGCACATGCTTACCACAGCATTTACATTCTTTAGCTCTTTCTTGATATATACTCATACTATTTCCATTCCATCTAACATATCTGATAAGTTCTTGGGCATTCTTGGTGGCCTTATCATGTTCATAACTATTTCATCTTCTTCTTTTTCTCTGTCCCACTTTAAAGAGCTGTAGGTATGTATATCTATCTCTTCATTGTTTTGTGGCCTACTTCTGCTAATTGCGTTATACACAGAACCGCACACCGCATCCGCTAAATCTTTAGATCCTTTTCTTGGGTGATCAACCCTATCTCTCATAATTTTTAATTGCAGTAACTCATCAATAAGTAATTTAATTGCTGGTCCATTTAATCTGTCTTCAGCTACAACCATTGCCATATCATCGTAATGTTTTTTTGCAACAGATAGGTTTTCTGTATTAATGCCATACTGTTTTAATTGTTGCATCATATCGTGTGAGTTCCATCGGTCAAATGTACACACACGAATCTTAAATCCTTTTGTCCTAAGGGATAATATATAATCTTTAACCTCGGTAAAGTCTACAGACTTATCTGGGGTAGGCGTCCAGTACCTAACTGCATCAACTTCTACAATTGGAGCTGGTTGGGAATATGTATCAGTCACTTTTACATTTACCCATTTTTGTACATGTGCCATTGCAACGGCACAATGGTCATGCTTTTGGGCCAAGTCAACGTGCAAGAAATATTCTTTATCTGGATCTGGCGCAAACCAATTTTCAAATCTTCCAAATTCGTCTACGGCCAAAGCTCTATTGCTAAATGCGGTTTCAATTTTTTCTCTAGATTTAAAAAATGCATCGATGGCTTCAGAAGGCATACATGCAAATCTTCCTAGTGCGTCTGGTGCATTTTTATAAAACGCTACCTTAAAATCATCTATACTTCTTGTGGGATTAATCTCCCAGGTTGGTCTTTTAAGAGCATACATTCTTGGATACTTATAGGATAATATATGGTCTTCTTCCCACTCGATATCAAATTCATTACCATCTGTTCCGTCTGGTAAAGAGTCATCAAGCTTAAAGTGGTGGGATCTAACTAC